TTATGTATACATCGCCAATATGGGATAGCCTTGTATCAGAATTTCCAGCAGCTACATCGGCAGCAACCCAAGAAGCGTAGGGTTCAGAAGAAACAACAAGTTCTGCTGTACTAGGGTTCTGAGGGTTAAGAATTACATCATAAACATCTGATATGGTTTCGATAACGCCATCAGACTGCTTCTCTACAACAAGCAACCTTCCAAGAATACCGCTTCCTGTGGGGTTTTCACTATTAGGGTCAAGACCAACATATGTCTGTAAACCGGAGACAGCATCAGCTGTTCCTGCCAAGTTACTTTCTTGGTCAGCAAACGCAACAGTCAATGCAGTAATGCTTCCAGCAAGAGCGCTATCAGCACTGGCAAAAGCATTCTCAACAGTAGTAATACGAGAATTTATATCAGATGTGAATGAAGCCTGTAAATCAGTAATACTTGTAGCTAGTGCTGATTCAGAATCAACCTTTACGGTGTCTAAGGCAACTTTAGTAGCATAAACACCTTCGATGGAAGCGTTTAAGGTAGTAAGGTGAGATCCGACTATACCGTCTACCCTGCTAGAAAAATTTATTTCTTCTACGTAGGTATTAGACGCTACGTCAATAGAGTCAACAGCACTTCGAACATCTTGAACTAACAGGTCATAATCAGACAACCCGTTGTTAACAGAGGTATTTACAGTTGAGTCAATAAGACTACTTAACCATGAAGGTACAACATCAGAATTTACACCCGCATAAAAAGCATCTCCAACTATAGAATACTCTTTTCTTATAGCTTTAATTTCTTTTAGTGGAGTTGGCGAAATACACTGATCTTTTTTGGCTGCTTCAACTACGTGAGCAGAAGAAACCTTAAGTGTTGTTGTACCTACTGTTAGTTCTGTATTAGTCGACATATACTTCTGGCACCTTAGCTATAAATTTTCCGTTGTTAGTTGTATCACATGTAATAACAAGCTTATATGTAGGTTTCTTGTAGTACCTATCAACCTTTGCACCTACTTCAACAACTAAATCTACTGTATCTGCAGAAGGGATCACCAAAGTAACCTTACCGTTAGCAGAGTCTTCAACTGTTAAAGTTTTATCAGTAACTTGTGTATAGGGAGTATTTGCGCCTAGTAGAATTAGACTGGCAGTAAAGGTGTCACCAGCTTCTATAACTAGTGGTAACGTCGAGTTGTCTTGCTTTATGGTAAATACAAAGGTATTTTCAGAACCCTTTGATATTACAAACTTGGTGGAATCGTTGCAGCTCATAAGGAGTCCTTAAATAGGGGGAACAAAGGGCCATAAAGACCCTTGTTTTTACAGCAGGCTTATTACAGGTCTTCTGTACTAAGCGAGTAACGGTTACGCTGCTTGGCAGCAGATAATCCGGTTTTTGTATCTTTTACGTGATGCGTAATCATAACACCTTTAAGTGTATCTATATGACCTTGAGCAACTTCGATAGGCTCGTTTAAAGGTAGAATTCGTGTACCTAAATCAAAATACTCATTCGAACAGTTAACTGTACAAGTAGTAGTGTGGTTATTTTGACGCTGATCGTTATCAACAATTCTTATAATCTTTGTTTTTTTAGCATCCAAAGTTCGTTGACGAATTTTATCAGTCTTCGAGTTTTTAGTACTTGTACCAACAGAACTCTTCAAAGCTTCAGACTTTTCGTTATAAGCTACCAGTTTGGATAATTCAGCACCTGAAGTTTCCTGAGATGCGTAATGCTCTTCAATTTTTTCTTTTAGTTTATCTGCGCCAATATTTGCGTTGTGTTTAATACCTAATTCTGCGGCTTCTGTTTTTAGTTCTTCGATATCTGACATGTCTAATTCCAAGTAGGTTGTTTAGAGTTAAAATTTATTGTTTGCTGATTATAGTTTACTACCTGTTATCTGTAAATAGGTAGAAGGAAATACCCCCCACCAACTAGGCAAGGGGTATAAAACTGCAAATACTACGCAGAGGCAGAAACTAGCATCTTAAGTAACTTCTCTTCTTGCAAGATGATACCTGCGTAGAAGAAGTTGTAAGAGAAGAAGCCAGTAGTACCATAAGGGTTACTGTTTTCAACTTTAGCCGGAGACTTAGAGTTGAACATGATCTTACCTTTACCTTTAAGACCTACTGTGGCGAAAGAGCCTTCGGTAGGGAAAAGGATAGGGAAAGCATCAAAGTTACCACGGTCTGCTTCAGTAGCTGAAGTCAAATCAGTAGCGCCAGTGATAGAGACAGTACCTGCGTAGTTCTGTGGAGGAACCGCACCGTTACCTGCGTAAACCACTGCAGCTTCAGATTCAATGAAACGTACTTCGTGCATTGCACCAACTTCACCTTCAGCTAGTGTAGCGGCTGAAGCATACTTGTGTGATGCAACATAAGCGTACTCTTCAGTAGAACCACCACCACGAGTGATAGTTTCTAAATCACCTTTAACATTAGCACCGATAATAGCGTAATACGCTTTAGCGATAGGTAATGTACCGATCTTAACGTCACCTGATACTACAGTAGTGTTCTTCTTAGCACGGTTACGTACTAGTTTACGAACACCCTTACGAATAAGGTCATAAGTAACTTGTGAGTCTTCATCAATAGTCGCTAATGATGTAGAACTACCACCGTACATTACTGTACCAGTAGCTAACATATCACGTTGAAGTAAGTCTTCCTGGCGAGAGTTTGCTAATTCACCAAGCTCTTCACGATAACGAACTTGAATAGCATCTTCAGAGAAGATTTCAACTTCATCAGTGTAGTCGATCATTTCACCATAACGAGCAACTGCAGTTTCCATTGTAACTTTTTTCAAGGTTACTTTGTTTACTGCGCCTGCACCTTCAGATAGACCAGCGTTAGTTTCCAAGTCAGTAGTGATTGCATCAATAGAGCGAGCACTTAAAAAACCTTTAGATGCAAATTCTTGATGGTCGGTAGCACGATCGTATAAGTGCAAAAACTTAGAGATCTTAAAAGTTTTACCCATTTTCTGAGGCATACTCTTACGATCAGCGAACTGGCCGTATAAATTAGTACGGTTAGCAGCCTTAACACCTGCACGATCGTAAAAATGAACAATTGTGTTAGCACCTGAAGTCGAGTTAGTACCATTACCATATACATGTTGAGTCATGTGTTGTATTCCTAATTAGTTAAATTTATTTATGCGACAATATGCCGCATAAATTTACATATCGTTTTTAAGTTTATTGTACCAATCATCAAAATTTTCATCAGACTCCTCTAAGTAGTCAACCACTCTATCAGCCTTTGTACTTTTGGCTGGAGCTGCTGCTTTTCGTTTTGCCGAGGCAGTTTTAGTCTTTGTACGTTTTTCAGACTTAGACCTAGCTTCTGCAATTCTATCTACTTTATCTTCAACAACTGGTTCCTGCTTTTCAATGACAGGCCTTTGTTGTTGTTGAGCTGGTTTTTGACTATTGGTTTTTTGGTAGTACTGTTGAGCTGCATCTTTATAGTAGTCTAAATCAGACTTACTTGCTCCACCGAATACTTTTAGCTTCTCAGCAATAGGCTGTAAAGTATCGTACATACCGCTTTTAACGTCGGTATGGAGTAGTTTAATCATTTCAGGGTTTTCTGATATGGTTTCCCATGATCTTTCGTCCCATTCATTAGATAAAATATTGTGTGTAGTAGTATATTCAGTATCACCTTGAATATCTTTAATCACATCAGATACATCTAAAGCAGCATCATCTCTGCCATAATCCTTAGCTTCATAGGCACTAGCATCTTCAGCATTTAATTCGAGAGTGTCAACACCTGTTCGTTTCAATACTTCGTTAATAGCTTCTTTGTCGCCCTTCAACACATCAATCATGAGACTTACATCATCATGCTTAAGTTCAGCTCCCTCTAGGGCATCGATAGTTTTACGCCAAGGTTTGATGGTTTGCATCTTTTTGGTGTAATCCATAGCTTTGCCGAACATTTTTGGAAACTGTTCTACAATCTCTTCGCTGGTAAATTCATAATCTTTACCGTTTGCTTTAAAAGAATGTGATTGTGCTGGTTGCTTCTCATCTTTAGTTTCATCAGTATCGTCTGGACTTTCTTTGTCATCCGATTCAGTGTCCCCGTCAGGATCAACTTTATCAGAATCTTCAGTGTTGTCATCTTCTACTTTTTCATCTTCAGATTTGTCGCTGGTATCATGGTCAGAATCCTCAAGATCTTCTTCAGGGTCTTCATCACCACTTTTATCATCTTTGTTTTCTGTATCATCAACGTCAATCTCTTCATCAGAGTCATCAACATCGTCTAATTCTTCGTCAGTAGTTTCATCTACTGGTAATTCGTCGGCATCAACACCTTCAATGCCTGCACCTTCTGGATCTGGGTCTTGTTTAACAGCTTCCTTAAAAGCGGCTTCTAAATCTTCATCAGACATATCCCATAAATCGTCGTCTTTAAGTTCCATAGTTACTCACCTTGACCTTGAAGAAACTCAGTTTGGGCTTCTTCTTCATCTTCAGGAACAACAGTACCAAGGTTTTTAATAGTGTGGAAATGATCTTCCAGCTGAGAGATGGCAACTAGGCTTTCCATAATTGCTGGACGATGGCCTTCTTTTACAATTTGATCATTAGCTAGCAAACTAACACCATTAATAGCTTTATCTTTAAAGTAGCCTGTTAAAATTACTGCCTGAAAGTCTGGATTTTTCTCTAATCTTTCTAGCGCTGTATTCTGGTCTACCCAGTATTGGTTTTCTACTTCGATAATCTGCTCTTCTTCAAGGTTATTCATTATTTGAATCCTATGGTTTTAGTTTTAATTGGTAGTGTGCATTATGCACCTGTTACCTTACAGACCGCATTATATACATGTTTAAATACGCTTAACAACTTTTTTCTTGCATTTAGCCTTACTGTAAGGCCCATTAGAGCGTTTTTTGTTACTTATGGTGCCTGCATAGTGGTGTTTGGTGTTTTGTCCACTACCGTCACCATAAGTCATTTGATGAGCTAATCCCTCTTCCATAGCTAACCTCCAACAGCTTGTTGTGCAAGTCCACCACCCATTTGAGGTTGTTGAGGAGCTTGCTGTTCTTGCTGATCCATTTGCTGCTCAATAATTTGTATAGCTTGCATAATAAGTTCAGGAGGTATGCCTGATGCTTCTAGTTCTTCTGGTGGTACTCCTTGCATAAGCATTTGTATTACTTCATCTACTGAAGGTAACTGTCCTGCTCCTTGTTGAGGTGCTTGTTGTACCATACTCTCTGCTAAACCTGCCATAAGTGTTTCCTATTATCGTTGTTGATTATTTAAAATTTGTTCTAGTTCAGCTAGACCTGCTTGTTCTGACTCTTGTTGCATAGCATCAAATTTTTGACCTTGAAGAAAAGCACTTTGTGGGGCATCTTCAGGAGTCGGTGCTGTATCATTACCACTACCAAAGTAGCCAGATATTGAATCAAGCAAGCTAGGCTCCTCAGGTTCTTGGTAGTTAAGACCTCTATTAACATCCTCTTGTATTTGGATGTCTTGTGGAGATCCTTCAACTACTGGTGCCCATTGGTTGCTATTAGCTAGCCTTTGTTCGAAGTCTCTAAACCCTTCTATGAAACCTTCCTCTTTGGCACTTCTGATAAGGTCGCTGTCTCTCTGTTGGGCCTCTGCAACCCTACGAGAAGATAGCTCCTCTTTGTCTAATGCTTCTTGGATATCCCTTTCAGCACTTTCTTTAGCCTTTTTTATCCAACTCATAATAACTCCTCTGAAGCTGTTGTAAGATTACGGGCACAGTACATAAATGTACTACCTTTATACGTGTTTTTTGAACAACGACCACTGCACCTATCCCTAATGATAGATTCTTGTACATTGTTGTGGTGTGCAGCCACCTTTATACTAGAGTGGGTTAGTACATTTCCGCATGGTTCCGTCTGAATAACAACTCTAGCGTTGTTGGCAATTTTCTTTACGGTTAATGTACTCAAGTTTCCTTGGAGTGTCCAACCCCTGCACTGGTTTCTTGTACCATTAACTACTGCGTGCAGGTTTCCTTTACTAAGATTGTACTTGCATGTCATATCTTTAAGTGACAGGCACTCTACGCCATAGTCTGCGTGCTCAAAAGTGTGCCTAGGTTGTTTTTCGTATGACTTACTATGACCTTCCCACAAAAACCAGCCACTTACGTAACTAGACTTTTTATTGGCTACATACCTTACGTACCCTTGATGTAGATTAAATTTATGGGCGAGATCTATACACGTTGAGGTTTCTTTAATTCCTAGTTCAGGATTATAAAAAGTATATCGTGCGGTGTCCTGAAAGGATCCCTCGCCTCCCCATGTCAGATTGTACCCATTCTCAAAAGTATCATGTTCTTTTATGTAGAATTTTTCGAGTGCTTGTGCCTCTTCTTGGGTATCGATACAGGAAGCTAATACACAATGTGACCAGTTGTCTACACCATAAAGTAATATAGCTCTGTGAAAGTGGAACTCCGACCCCTTGAGTGCCTTATTGCAGTGCTCTTTCCACCGAATTGCTACACCTCGGTAAGTAAGCCCTATATAGGACTTTCCTGACCGTATGCTAGTGCACATGTAGACACTCCACTGCATCACTTAACAACTCCTAACTGTTCATTATCACTACCATACTTTCTCTGTAACATAAGGCTTTCGACGTTAGACCTTCTTCTAAAATCTTCTATCTCTAAATTATGTTTATGTCTAAGACCTTCCTCATACTCTTTTTTGTAAGCCTTCATCTCTTCTAGCTCTAACCTCTCTACATGGTCAGCACTATTATCAGACTTTATGAAGTCTAGGTCTTTTATATCACTCTCTGTATTGATCTTCCTGACTTTTGCTTTCTCTACCTCCGCCTTCCAGTACTTGTAATTTGCATCAACAACATTCTCACCAGCTCTAGCGTTCTTGTCTTGAATTTGTGCTTTAAGATGTTCGTTTTCAAGAACTAAGTTCTCCATTTGAAGACGTTTCATTTCTTCTTCAGCAGGGTCCGCTTGTGGTTCATAATCCCTTAGACGTTTAGCTTGGTCAGGCATACGCATAAGTTCCATGATATCAGCCATAAGTTCTCGACGTATTGCAGGATCTTCGTTAGGTCCAACTGTCTGCAGTAAGAACGAAAGCTCCTGAGACTTAGCAGCATTATCTTCAGCAGTAGATATGGTTATGTCTATATCAATACGTCCATCAAGGTCATCTTTTCTTACCGGTACAAACTCTTCATTAGTAACACGGATTATTTCCTCATCCTCTAAAAACTTAGAGTTATAGGACATCCATTTACGCATTAAAGGTTTAACAAGGTTTTCAGCTATGTTACGGACAATATTCATTCTACGGGTCGAGGTAGCATCTAAAGCTCCCCTAGCACCAGTAGCTGTACCACCTAAACTGCCTGCATTGATACCACCACTAAAAGATTTAGTTCCCGTAGTAGATTCAATTTCATTGTTCATTACACTTATCATATCGAAGGCAGAACCAGGTATCTGGTTATAGTTACCTTGCCAAAAATCTTGAGCACTGCCATTAAACTCAAAGTTTTTACCGGCTAAGAATCTCTTACGGTTAATAGGATCTAACGCATTTTTACGGGTAGCTACTTGGCCATTGTTAGACTTGGCCATGTTATCAATAATACCACGAACAATAGCTGTTTTTACTTTCTGGTTATCACTGATAAGTTCTGCATTAGACTCCCCATGAATTTTGAAAGGTATACTATTAAAAGGCACAACAAGGAATGGTGGTTTCTTATCAGGATAAGGATTAGCACCTAAACGAATAATAACATCATTAACCCAAGCACAAACTACAGGTTCGGCAATACCATCACCATCAATATCGTAGTTACCCCAATATTCATAGACCACTAGTTTTTTACGTGGTTCATCAGAAAACTTAAAGTGAGTATCATCAGGAGAATCATAATCGTAGTCTTCCCTGCCCGCCATAGCAAGTTTGTCTAAATTCTTATACCTGCCGTCTTTACGTAGTGATGACATGTTGGACTCATACCTATGAATAACAAACTCTGCTTCATCAAGATTGTCCTGACAAGTAGGGTCAATGTAGATATCTTCATTTCGGCAAACTCTGGCCGTAGGTTGGTTACGCACAACTACTGTTTCAGTAACCTCTGCCTCAACTAGGTAAGGTTGACCTGTTTCATCCAATAGATCTTCGCCTTCCTCATCTACTGCGACTACTTCCGCCATAGATTTTACTTCTTTGTCTTCGGTATCCCAACCACACTGCACAACTAGTGTGCCTTCGCGGTCTAATACTTTTACGGCTTTAGATATAAAGTTGTAACGATCAAACTTGCGACAGAATTGGGCATTAAGAAGTATTTGGTTTTGTCTAGCTGCAGACTCATCTTCGGCAGTTATAGGGATAGCTTTTATGATATCGGCAGTACTAACAAAAGGGTCTACAATAGTAGCATGCTGCCATTCAGACTGTTTCTTAATATCTCTTGATACAATTGCAGATTTACCTTTGGTTTCGTTACCGTAAGGTTCACCGTTGTACTCGGCTTTCCACTTAGCTATAGAAGCATCTTGTGTTTGCTTAAGTATTTCTGCAGATTTTAAATCAGCTTTAAAGGCGCTAAGTATTGCAGATTTATTTATTTTCATATGACCTTTGCCGTTTGAGGTGTTAGAGACTATCGGCCGATTGTACCAATAGCCCTAACTAGTGTCAATTTATACACAAAAGGTACAGAATGCATTTTACATTTGTTGGTATGTGCTGCCTATACTTTAATACCACTCCATATTACCGTAGAGGTAAATCAAGTTCGCCTTCGTACCAAGTAAGTAAACTGGTTATATCTTGTAATTGTGAATCTAGGGAGGTAAGCCTGAAGAGGTAGACAGTATTTCTTTTTAATAGCTTCTCCCTACCAACAATAGTACCAGGAGTACCTTTGCCTTGATTAGATGTATTTCCTATTAAATAATCAGGAGCAAATGCTAATGTACCTTCAGTAACCAGGTTGGCTCCTACTATAATTTGTGTTAGACCTGTCACAGGGTTTATATCTGAGGCATTCTGATAAGGTACAGAAACCCCATCGTTGTAGGCTGCACCTGTAAATATCTCAGCTTTTACGCCTGTGCCTGTGTAACCTATTACCCTACCTTTTAACGCTACAGGCAGGTCACCAGTAACAAAGAAGGTATTATTAACTGCACCACCACCTACGCCTTCAAGCAAGGTTGAGCCTTCATGCTCTATACCAAGCTTTGAATTAGCTTCGGTGTATGATTGGGTTGTTAACGCTCTTGTTCCTGAAAATACTCCTCTAGGGAATAGTACTCTTATTAAACTCATTAATTATACCTTTTAGTAATTTGATTTGGTGTGATGTTTCTGTATTTTTTAGTCAACACCGGCACATTTAATCTCAATATGGGTGCTTGCATCTGAACCTGAAACGGTTACGTACAACTCAACACCTATACCGTGGTCTACCTGTAGCTGATCACCACTATAGATAGACCCGTCAATGAAACTCGTATAGCTTCCGTCAGAGTTGCGATATTCGAGATTAGCGGTAGCCGTACTGAAATCTCCAGAGGCGTACACAGCACTTCTAGCGTTCTTATGCTTATTGTTTATTAAGTAGTTTCCGTCCAGTTTTATTGTTTCTGTTTGCATGTTTGTCCTGCTACAATTATTAGTACATGTATTGTAAATACTATGATACCACCACGCAGCATCATAGTGTAGTATTTAACCTACTTTACTGTGGTTGTGGTGCTGCAGGTCTTCTGATATATGGTTGTACATCCTCCTCAGCCACTACATGGTTTGAAGGTATAGGATTAGTATACCAGCCAGCAAACCTTGTACGGTTGTCAACTAAATACTTGTGGTAGTTTTGTTTTTTAGTTTCAGATATTTGGTTAGGAGTAATTAGCTCTTTTATTTCCATAATTACTGCTTGCTCTTCCTCTGTAAAAGAAGATACAGATACAGGCCTCTCCTCTCCTCTAGTCATCTGAAAATGCTCGTCATAAAGGTGAAACTTGACACCAGAAGTGTTATCTACTATATGCATATCGTCAATTACAGTGACTGCTTTATTGTCGTCTTCAAGGTCTACTAAAACTGCTTTAAGTACTGCCAGTATATCTATCATTTGTATTCTCCAAAATAAAAGAGGGGCAAGCCCCTCTGTTCAATTGTTAAACTATTTAACGTCTTTTACAGATTTTCTTGTAGAGGACGTTACCTTTACATTGTCACTATTGCCATTATCCCTGCTATTGCCAGGTCCATCATCAATCGAAACGTCTTGCTTTTGTTTCTGATCCTGTTCTTGGTCCTGACCCTGACGGTCTTTATTATCAATGGTAATATTGATGGTTTGTTTCATGTTCATAACGTCTTCCTTAGAGCATCCGTTAGAAGGTCAAGCAGCTAGTAATGCATCCAGTTTAGAGTTCTGAATGGCATTAGCTACAGCATCTGCAACGCGAACGTCACTTGCTTGGTTGGCTAAAATTTGAGCCTGTCCAGCAAGCAGCGCTGCCTGATTTTGCACGGCCAGCACCTTAGCTTCACAGCAGCACTCAGCCGCTTCTTTTTGACCTTGAACAACTAAACGTTCAATGTCACGATTGCGGTCAATAGTGCGAAATTCTGAATCTGTAATATCCTTATTCAGGGATGTGATTGCAGCAGTTGATCTAAACTCTTGATCTGAGATGTTTTCGTTCAAACGGTCAAACTTAGAGTTAATATTTACGTTGTGGAAGCTTCCTGCTAAAGAATCGAGTTTAGCGTCTGATGCAGTACCATTCGCATGTGCCTCGGCAGCTAGCACCTGGTTACCGACAGCGTAACCACCTCTACCACCATAACCATAACCACCATAACCACCGCCTAAAAGACTAAGAGTTGCAACTTCACTTGGGTTGATTGATCCGTTTTCCATAATAGTTCTCACTTATGTAATTGTATTGTCAGTATTGACAATATAGTTATAATATACATGTACAACATTTTAAAGGGGTACAAAGAAATGTCACAGATACGTGTTACAGCTAAAGGACTATGTATTTACTGTAAGAGTAAGCTAAAGGAGTGTTTAGAGTGTGGTGAGATGTTCTCTCCTAAAAGAGAAGACCATGTAAGATGTAGTTCTAAGTGCAGAACAAGAAAATCAAGAAGGGATAAGGAGGACAGTTAGTACTGTGACAGGTAGTTTTTAGCTACCTGTACTAATTTGCTATAGGATAAATACCAAAACTACTGGGTGGTCTTAAGGAAGCTTATAACAGAACGCATCTTACTGGCACACAGAAAATATATATTAGAATTTTTGATAGTAACAGTTACTACTTCTCTTTCATCTGGTGAATCATATGTTAGAAGCTTCTTACACTCAGTAAGCATGCTTGCAGAAGGTTTTGGTTGGATAGCCTCAACATCAATTTTTGGTGGAGCTATTAGCTTGATTGATGCCTTCGTTGAGCAAGACGATACTGTCAGTATTAAGCTTGCCACAATTATCGACATATACAATTTTTTCCACATCTTTAAGTACCTCAATTATTTTAGTTTCTACTATGGTTTCTTGCTTTGTGTTTAGTAGTTCAGCATCAAAAATATCTCTTTGCTTTCTAAGTGCTTTAGCTATTTCAACCCCTGCATTTTTTACCGCCAGATCGGTAGCTTCAGATATCTTATCTGCTGAATCTCTGGATATCTCCGTAACAGCTTTACTGTACCCTACAGATTCGTGGTATTTGGCAAGAGCATAATATGCAGTGGCCAATGAAACTATTATGGCTATTGTGGAACCTATCTTTTTAATAAGCAAAATATTCATTCTTCATGCCTCGACTGTATATTAGTAACACACTTAACAAATGCTGCAAGCAGTGCACCAACGTAAGTAAAAAATCCAGCTGCACTAGCCGCATTCATGGATGAGTGACTAGTCTCAAAAAACGTCCAAGCTATGTACATCATGTAGCCAATAAATATTATACTTATAATGGATATTATTCGATACCTTACCAACGTTTTATGTAATGGGTTTGTGAGCAGGTGATTACCTAACATAAATCTAGTAGCTCCAAACGTGAGGTCTAGGTCTGCCAGCAACCTCTTCTAAATCGTCTAGGTGAATAAACCTGCCAGATACTGGTCCTTTCTGTTTAAACCCAATACCGGTAAAGCCAAACTTAGGTGCCAGCTCTACGACCTTAAAACTTTTCTTATGGCTAACTCTGATGTCAACAGCCTGACCTGTGGCATGGGTCTGTGTAAATCCTTTAAGACTATTATATGCCTCACAACGGTAGGCAGAGTTAAGGCTCATAGGAAAACCACAGGCTTCACGCAGTTTATTTAACCTACCTAAAGTTTCCTGTTTGAAGCCGTTAACCCCACAACAAGGGCAAGCCAACTCTTTTTCACTAAAGTAGTTCATTTACTATTCCTATAATTAATAAGTTGAATGTATTTTATACTAACCGAACAGTAGAGTACAATCAAGAAATCATCAACAACGACAGGATAGAATATGTATAGAAAAAGCAATGTACTAATTGTAGATGATCCTAGCAAACTAAAAGCTAGTGATTACTTTATTGAGTATTTAGATAGGAAGGGTAACAAGAGGTATGTAACTACATGTGAAATAAGGTACAAATCAAAACGTTATGGTAAGTGGATTATACTAGAGCACAACTTCGATTCTGACGGAGCTACTGGTGCTTATGACATAAACTCTTTTGGTTGGTTGCTTCATGACAAGTTGTGTAAAACAGGATTATTCAGCGACAACACTAGGTGCAACAATTGGCAAGCTTCGAAAGTACTTAGTGACGTTTTGGACGAAGAAGATCGTTGGTTTAGAAAGCATACTTGGTTTTGGGCTACTTGGGTATTCGGAGGAGGAAAAGCTAGGAAAAACGGTATGTTTTAGTGTATGATGTTTTTGCGGTGTAAGACCGTGTAATGTATTTTAATTAATAAACGGAGTAATATTATGTTAAATAAGTTTTGTAATATGCCTGGTGGTAATCCACCACCTGATGAAAAATAAATACGTATAAATGTTTTTATATCAGTATATTTTATTGGCAGGTTTTTCCTGCCTTTTACTTAATAGACGTACACGTTTTGCAGCATTCACATTTTTAGTGGGTTGGTCTGTATACACTGTCACAACTCTGGGAGCGGATTACACACAGTATTACGTATCAGCAGCTATTATAGAAACTACTATTGCTGTGGTACTAAACGAAAGACATAAGTACATTGCATACCTTGGCTACTCATTAATACCTTTAAACATATATGGTCTACTAGTTCACTCAGACCCTGATGGTAGAAGTATTTATATTTTAATTTACGCAGCAGTTTCGATCATCCAGTTCATTATATTATTTTGTAGGCTAATACCTGATGGAATTCGTAGATATATTAAACAACGCTTCACTATTTGCCATCATAATTATGATTGCGTTAAAACGTGTGCTAAAGTGTATGGAAATACGCCATCACATAAAGAAGAAAAATGAAAGAAGATGTAAAACAAACAGTAGAAGCAATAAGTAACCATCCAAAAGTTTCATTGGGTTTAACTGCAGCATTTACTTCAAATGCATGGTTAGATTATGGGCTTCCTATAGTACAAGGTTTGACATCATTATTAGGTCTTGGTGTTCTCTTCTTAATATTCTTTAAACATGCAGTAGACGTAGTAAGAATAATCCGTAAATGGTGGGAAGACGAAGACTAGTAAACCATACCACTATTTAATATACTACAAAGGAACATCCGTGTTCCTAGTACCAATAAAATATAACCTTTCCTAAGCCATAAACCACAGACTATCAAAAAGACCACCTGCCACAACCAATACCCTTTTAAGCTGACTTTTTTGTACTAATGCCACAGAGTTATCCGACAAAGCCCACCTAGTTGTTGAGTCATCAGACTCCAAAGACGCTATACGTATAGCTATCCTGCCTTGAGATACTTCATCAGCATCAAACACCATACCATCTATTGTAACCTTAAGAGCTTTTACCTTGAACTCTCTGTCGGCCTTGAATAGTGTTCTGGAGTAGGTATTGTATACACTAGGTTTTCTAGTAGGCTTTACCTGTTCATCTGGCTTGGTAAAAACTATAGGTTCCCCATCTTCGCCAAATTCTTCTGGTGCTTCCAAAATATCCCAACCAGCCTTATCTTCAAGATACTTGGTGTATTCATCAAACCAGTCCCAAGAAATACCTACATTAACCATGGCAGTAAACTTATCTACTACGCTTTGAGGTTTGCCTAAACTTATAACCCTGTCTAAATCCTTTTGGGTCTTAGTCTCAGGTCTGTCCATAAGTCTTACATATGTAACATCAACATACTCAGGAACCTTAACAGTACTTTTCTGATCTTTACCGTTTTCGTCTACAGTAGTTACTTCCTTGTCTACAAAATTACCTGACAGTTCACTTTCTACAACTTCCTTATAGAACTCTACTATCTCTTCTGGAACGTCTGAAATTAAATCATATTGCATATTAAATTAGAGGGGGCTTTCACCCCCAATCCTTATTAGTTACTTTCGTCAATGAAGTATTGTGTATTAAAGCTGGCAGTTCCTACCTTGGCAGTATTGCCATTATCGTCGGTCATGGTTGATTGGTTATTAACGACTTCAAACTGATTATTATCACCCCAACCGTTACCGTCCCATACCTTGAATCCTGTAGCACTACCCTCACCAGTGGTTAGCGTACCATCTTCCAGTAGAATCCATGCACTAAGAGCTGTAGCAGACCAAGTATTGCTTACAGGAAGAAAGGCTTGGACAACTAACCCTGCTGCAACACTATCTCGGAAATCACTATCTATTAAAATAAGATCGCCTACACTGTGACTAAACGCTATAGTGGGTTGAATTCGAAGAGATCCGCCTGATGCCCAACCATTTGTAGCACTATCAAACACCATCTCTTTATAAGCAAAACAAAGATTAGCGACACCATCTTGTTCTGATAGGTAGTCAAGGGTTTTGACTGTTGATGATATTCCAGCTATATCAATAGTGTCATGTGTAGGAAACCACCCATCAGACGCGACTAACCTTGTATCACCATCAGGAGATCTACTGTAAGTTCTTAATGGTAGTTCGGTATACCTAGGCTGTCCTGTGTTATTTACACCAACCTTACCTATTAGGCTCGACTGAAGTAGGCAACCACGATTTACAGCAGAATCATTACCTGCCCACACATTACCGAGTGCGAGCATGTTACCCCCCCCACTCACATCATCTTGTGTGAAATTGGCTTGAGTTTCGTACTGTACAAGCATCACCAACAAAGACCCTGCTGAATAGGTTACTGTGTTATTGGTATTATCTATCGTAGGTGTTTGTAAGTTCCAAGATGCACCGTTATCATTACTTTGCAATGTTTCATGGTGTGAAATTAACTTACGGTTTAGTACGTTCGGATTAGTGTCTGGTGTTGGTTTAGGTATCCACTGTCCCTCAACACCGTTAGGGAACGTAGCAGCTATCCTAGCAGGGTCACCTATAATATCTGTCCATGTAGGGTTTGCTTGTTTGTGGGTTTGTTTGAACGCACATACAACATGCTGACCTTGCACCATATCTATACCATTTTGGTCTAAAAATTGAGCCTGATTACCATCAATGATTGAAGTTATTTTTCTTGTTTCCCATATAGAAGTAGTTTGGTCAAGCATAGTAATGTAATCACCTACTGCTAGAACCCGCCCCTTATAGGATGCTGCATCAATGTTAATATAATTATTATTATTCGAAGAGCTATAATTGTGCGTACCTATAACAGTAAAAGGCACACTCTCAGCCCCACGAATTTCACCAGCAATAGCTTTACGCTTGTGCTGCTCTCTAAGTTCGCTTAAAGGAACTCTACGAGAACTCATACGTAAATCTTGTACATCACTAGCGTAGATAGCATCGTAGAACTTACCGTCTGGTCTACCCTGTTGACCATTTGAGATACTACCTCCCTCGCGCCTATCAGAACCTCCTGCACCAAATGTAAAGGCGGTAGCAGTGCTGTTAATAGGGAAGTTTCCTAACACCTGAGAATGATTCCAGTCTAGATACCCTGCTACACCATCAATGATTGTAGAGGCAGACCCATTAGGGTTAAAACTAGGATGATAAGCACCTTGATTACGTCTTTGCACAAGGGCGATTGGGATAGCGAAACATAAGCCGTTGTGGGCATCACTTGCGCCATTTGTAGGTTGCCATGTGCCAAGGTCACCTGAATCGTATTCAGATCTAGCTGTACCTCCAAACAATCGATTATTCGGGTTTCCTGCATCAGAATACCAATCTGTTTTGGAGATATTACTCGCTCTTTGGACTACCGCTTTAACCGCATTACTAGAATAACCCAACCAAGAAGGTATACCACTACCTACATGTAAATTTCTTGGCTCTACAGCATGCCAATCATCACCCAACCCCTCAATAACACGAATACGGTACTTAACTTGTATTAAATCACCATCATCACTGTAGATATTATTTTCGTGGTCTTTAACTGCTAACTCACGTTCAAGGGTATTCATTGCATCCCACGATGCAGAGTAACCATGAGTCACAGTGTCCCACTCACCAAACGCTGAATAACATTGAGCATAGTCTTGATTTAGTGCTATACCTTTCCAAGCAGAAGGGCCATATTGTGCATTGCCCAACGGGTGAAAACGTCTACTACCTGAACCATCTTTACCAACGATTTTTTCATGGAATGATTCTAAGAATACAAAGTCTTGTCGTGAAGTGATTACTTGTTCTGTTACGGGCATTACCGATACAGACGATACCACAGTATCACCAGACGGTTGACCACGTAAGATAAGTCTACCAAATCCATCATCGTTTGGGTCACCTATAGGTACATTGACTGTAAACACGTACTTTTGAAATTCTGAAGTTCCTGCACCAAATACTGGCGATTTGTACCACTGTTGAGAAGTACTACCTGTCCACGACAATTCAAAACCACAACTGCCATGAGAGACAACTTCAACTCTATACACATTACCAGCTATAAATGGCGTTTCAGGTAATCCAGTATGTGACGTAGCATAAGCGTTATTCGCCATAGATATTGTGGCATCTGGATTAAGGGTTACTAAGGCAGTATTCCAAAAATCCAAACCATTACGGAAGTCACCATTAAGGATTTGTCCTTCAAAAGCCTCCGCAGCACTAGCATGTTGAGTAACTACACCTGTAGCAGAATCATAGGTTTTAGTGCCATCTGGCGCAGGAGGGAACGAGATAATAACGTTGTTATAAGTACTCTCTGAGGTGTTGCCCACTCGATCCACTACATGTTGAACACCATTAGCAATCACTCGTGGGGAATCAGTCCTAGAACTCCCTGCTTTACCTGTATGACCTCTACCCATTCGTAAAGTGTTGGCTTGTGAATATGCAGCCCACATACCGTCATTTACGGAAGCGATAGCATTGTATTGTTGAGACTTACCCCATTCAACAAAACCACTACCAGCACTATCACGAATACGTTTTTCACGTAGCGCATCAATTACAGCTTTAGGTATAACACTACCAATAGGTTCAAGAGCATCTGCTATAGCCTGTGCCCTATCAGCTTCAGTTAGAGAGGAAGCAGCAGACGTCGAGGCATTATTCTCAGATACAAGAGCAGCAGCTGCACTGGCGGTAGACTCAGTTGCTTTAGTTGTTGCAGTACTCGCAGCATTTGTTGCAATACCTGCTTGGGTGGTAGAAGTTGCAGCACTCGCACTCGCACTAGTTGAGCTGTTGCCGGCATTAGTTTCAGACGTACTAGCATTTGAAGCACTTGTTGAAGCCTCTGATGCTTTAGTAGTAGCTGTTGATGCTGCTTCAGTTGCTGTAAACTCCGGGTCTTCCCAAACAGCACCATTGAAGAACCTGGTATGGTTCTCTGTACTGTTAAAGTACATAGCACCAACAATAAGTGCATTGCCATCATTATCCAGTGTAGGGTCTGATGTTTTGGTTCCTAGATACCTATCATCAAATGTGTCATACAAAGATTCTATGGTAGCCCTGTCACTAGCAGTAGCAGCTGCATCACTATTTGTGGATACCAGATCGCTTGCAGTAGAAGAAGCATCAGCAGCCGTAGAGATAACGTCAGCAGCTGTTTGTGCCTTATCTAAACCAGTTTGCACTAGATCAGCAGCAGTACCTGAAGCATCGTTAGACGTACTCATAGCATCAGCAGCAGTTGATATTACATCTGCATTTGTAGAAACCTTATCTGCAGCAGTAGCGATACTGTCTGATGATGTCTGAGCTGCATTAGTTGCAGAAGTAGAAGCAGAAGCTGCAGATGCCGAGGCAGAAGTAGAAGCATCATTTTTAGATGTCAAAGCTTCTGCAGCAGATATTAAGGCAGCAGCAGCAGCAGCGGAAGCAGTATCTGCATCAGCAGTTATTGCAGCGGTATCAATAGGGAACCATAAATCTTGAGCTGCAGCATAGTATGTAATACCTTCAGAACCATCAGTACTATCGAAGTAGTAGTCTCCATTTTCAATATCGCTACCGTCTATTCTTGTCAAAGGTATTTCTGTAAATGCTCCAAGATACTTAAGACTAGCCTCAAGACCTTCAGACACAGAGACTACAGCTAATATATTATCAGCCACTGTTTTTACATTATCATACTTACTACCAATATCTCTATGGATGCCTATTGAAGCATCCTGAAGTGTTGATATACGTCTAGTCATTAGGCAAATCCTCTATCTGTTATACGACCGGGCATGTTCATAGTGTCGGCAGGAGTTGCCACACCAAGTTCTATTGCTTTATCACAATTACGTTCAAACCGTTTCCAATGTGCGTTATTTTCTGACTGGGAGTCACTCTTAACTCCAAGGTGTCCACGAAACCCGATAAAGCTTAGTAAGGCATCTACTAGTGTATCAGGAATGGCCAGTTCAGTTATGCCATCAGCTGCCTGTACTGAGGTTATTCTTTCAGGTTTGGCAATATAAATTAGAGACAAATAAGAACCTGTTTCAGGAGCAGGAACCTGTAGTTGGTTCCAGCTGGTAAAGAATACGCTTAGTGGATCACTGTCATCGTTTATAGGAACTACCACACTTTGATCAGAAGAACCCTCTTCTGCCTCTCCATATACAGTAACTGCATACATAAAGTCACTAGGCATAGTGTAAAATAGCTCATTAGTATATAAAGCTATAAGGTGCTCTTCAACTTTTATAGGAAATCTTTTATAAAGCTCAATCATTCCTAAGTTCATAAACGATACAATAGCATCTATATCATTTTTTGAAGAAACTCCAGATAACTCGCTATACTTAGCTAAAGTTATTACGTCTTGTATTATCATCAATAAGTCCTGCTGCTACAGTAAAATGTTACCGTAACAGCTGTTAGTTAATAGTTTTATAATCATACACTAAAAAACATTACTATTCGACTCATCATCGAACTCAGACTCATCATCAATTATAGACTGCCACACAAGACCGTCATTATCTACAACAGTAGTTTTTAACTCCTCTGTGTAAGCAGGGGCAAATGTTTCCATTTCAGACAATTGGTTGAACAGATCAAGAGCATCATCATGCTTCAAGGCTTTAACACCACCGGCCAGTGTAAGCCTGCTCAACTCATGTAAGAGTTCATCTACTAGTATTTTAAACCTAGGGTAGCGTTCCAGTAGTTCTGGTTTAGGTAACCATATCTTACCCTGCTTAAACTTAGGTTGAACACCTGTAGTAAATCTGTGAACCTTATCTGTTAATGGTCTTATACCAGGGTCTTTACTTCCAGGTTTCTTGGCAAACGTAAAATACTTGTTACGTGACACCATCCTTTCTTCCATGATGGAGAAATACCCACCTTGTTGGCCAGAACTCTCAATACCAACACTTATAGGGTCCCATTTTTTAGCATACCTAAACAAGTCCTCAATATTTTCATCCATGGTTTGACGAACACACTGGCCGTCAACAAGGAACCAATCGTTACTGCTGGAAATAGCAATAACCCCAATAGTTGAGAAATCGGCAGACTTCTTAGTACTGGTGGCAAAATCGGTAGCTATATAGTAATTATACTGATGTTTCTGCTTAATAAACGTGGAGGGGTCAAACCACCTTATATCACTTTCCTCATCAACAAGTAATGTCGCCAAATCGGTAACCTGTAACAAGTACTCTTGATAAAATAGTTGCGTTGTACCCGCTTCCTTAAACATATTATACATTTTAGAAGCATACTCATAACTAAACCTATCAGGCCATATACTTCTAAACTCTGATTTGGGTACAGGGAACCTATCACATAAAGGGAACCTGACAACCTCAAAGCTTCCACTATTTTTAAGTTTGTGTAGTAAGTCATCCTCACTTATCGGAGTACCGATATAAATAATCTTATGTTTAGGTGCCAAAGCGGGCATAGCAGAAGCAAACCAGTTAGTTTCAATAGTTTTACGTATAGTTTCTGAGGTAGCCGAGTCATTGTGTAAAATATCATCTGCTAGTAGTACGTCTGGACGGTGACCAGATGGTGAACGAGCACCACGCCAGTTTACATTCATACCTTTACCGGCTATAAACAATTCTCTACCGTCAGCGTTAACCAATTCCATCTCTTTATCAGTTACACGCTTAACAGTTAATATTTGGCCAAGGAACTTAGAGTTGGATACTTTACTTGCAACGTTTTTAAAGAACTGTTTAACGTTACCTTCAGCACTAGCACCAAGGAATATAATAAAGTTACATTCACCGAAACCTGGCCATTCGCCCATAGCAGCTGCATAAATTACAGCATACTCAGCAACCGTAGATTTACCAATACCACGACAACACTCTATAAGAGCATTCCACGCGTTTTCATCACCGCTGAATAATAAGTCGGCCATCTTATAGTGAAGCTCAGGAGAGCTAAATTCTTCTATACCTGCAGCTCTTATAAAAGCAATAAACTTAAGAGCTTCTTCACTTGGTATGTACTTTTCTGGAATATCGGCACCACTTAGAGCAGCATCTACACCTTCACTAATTTTAGATTGTTGCATCAGTAAACTCTCCTTCAACAACTTCACCGGTATTGGCTTTCATGTTACCGATAGTTTCTAAACTAACTGCTCCACTAGATAGTAACTCTTTCTGTCTTGAAGCCATCATAGCAAGTTGGTCATTAAGGTCTTTAACAGCACTATCTTCTTTAAGGCCGATATCAAGTTCAATCTTAACGTTCTCAGGACCGGCAGTAGCCGCTAACAATTCTTTAGAGGCGTTAACAACATCTTTATCTAGTTGGCCATTCTCTATTACATCTACAAGGGCAGCTAAAGCTTTATAGCGTGCACCAGCAAAAATCATATCCAATGGAACTTGGCTAACGGTAAGAATGTCTACTACTAGTTTGGTTCTTCGATATCGGGACGCAGCACTTGTAAGTTCGGCGTATTTCTTACTGTTTGTAGGCAAGCTCATCCTATCTTGTACAAAAGGTCGATGAACAAAAACTTTTTTGTATGCTTCAGTATAGTTAGACTCATTGGTCATCATATAGGCACAGAACCTAACAGCATTAAGGTATTCAGGGACTGACGATCGTGAACCTTTTAAGACACTTTCATAAATTGATGCGGATTGTAATAAGGATTCACCCTGAAATTCTGGGTCGGTAAGTGATTCGTTTATGATATCTACTGCTTCTTGTGTAATAAAATTACTCTTAAGAGGCATAACTTTCTTAACTTCTTCTATGGTAACCAAGGAACTCATGGACATTCTCCGTTGACTGTAGGTTGGTGTACTTATTTCTGGAGTCTATCAAAAATAGGTACTTGTTACAACCAGCTGCCAACGGATGCATAACTACGGGTATTAGAGCAGATTAGCGCTCGCGGCAAAGAATACCCCTGCACTTTTAGTCTCTTCTTCTTCTTTTTTAGCTTTTTCTTTTGCAGGTCTTCTCGGTTTTCTTTTAGCTCTTTACCAGCTTTTTTTCCTTGTCTTTCTCTCTTTCTTAACTGGCACTACATTTTCATCATAAACCTTTACTACGTCTTCAAACGGCACATCAAAGAACTCAGTACTGCCTCCAAACTTCTTCTCAGGTGTGTAACTGTATTCAGAATAGTAATTGTGGAAATCTTTTTCTACTTGGTAGGGATCTTCAGTAGTTTTAAACCTTAGAGGCTTACAACGAGGGAATATTCGGTATTGCATAAATATACCGGTAAGAATTTCAGCTACTCGGTCTTGAATGCGCCTATGCGTAACCCCTATCTTGACCAGTTGTTTGTCTTCAAGCTCTACCAGGATAGCATAAACTATTCCTGGACCGCTTCTGTCACCATCTCCTCTTTTACGCCTCATGGAAGTCTAGCTCCTTTTCACGGATATGCTCACGAGTATAATCATAATCAGGTTCATACAGCTCTTCTAACATATCAACTATATCTGATTCTTGGGCTGTAGGAGGTTTAGCGATTGTATTTTTAGTAGTCATATTGTGGTGTAAGTAAGTTATTAATGAGATCACAGTACACCACAATTGACATGGCATCAACTTTTAGACAGTTTTCCGTCATACAGCTCTTTGTAGTTGGTGTAATCTTCCATGTGCAAACCAGCTAACACTTCTTTACCGCTATCAACAGCTTCTTGCCATAATTTGTGTGCATTATCCATCTTACTTTTATAGTACTCTAACATTTAATCTTCACTTATCATTAATTCTGGGTGGGTGTGCATATTACCAATAACTTTCCTATCAATAAACATTAATGGACTGTTTATAGTAAATTCTTGTGTATTCTTGATAGGTGTAAGACCAATATTTTTTACAGTAAAAGAATACCCATTAAAGCAAACAAGCCAGTTAAGAAGTACCTTGTCTACTTGATTCTGTAAAATATCGCCAACATAAATATCTTTATTGTCACTATCAACAATACCTATATACTGGTAAAACGAGAGGTCTTCATCAAACATATTACTACTGATACGGGAGTTATCTTCCAGCACTAAGTCCTTTAAAGTAACAAAACTAAAATCTCCGGTAACTGTACTGTAAACTTTAAATTTTGGTTGTAGCATTACGTATTCCTTATTAACTATTTTGATTAACCGCTGCATAACTACGGGCCTACTGAAACTTAGCCTTGTTAACATTGGCTTTGCCTATATGGGTCACTGTAAGAATGTTCCTACTCTTCTCAGTATAAATATACCCAAGCTTTTCCAGAAGTAGTCTCACCCTTTTAACTTTTGATGGTAGCCAGCCTAAAGCCCTACCAGATTTTACATCCGTATACTCATACTCTGGAGTATTGCCTTTAGATACATAGAAGTCATAAAGTATAAACCCGGTATCACCGGCCTCTTTCAAAACCTCAAGTTTCTGACTAGACGTTAAGTAAGCCATAATAGTCTTTCTCCTGCTTGCTTTTATGTTTGTTGTAATGAAGTGCATGTTCAGTGTCCTTAAATTTTACAGCACATATATGCACTGCAACTGAGACAATATACCACATATATGTGCCACAGGCTATATGTAGCAGCACACATCTGTACCGTACAAAACTGAGCTGTAGCCCTTACTGTATGCGGATTGTAGTAATTTTGCTGACTACACACATACCTATGAGTCTCTTAAGGTTCTATTACAGTAGGAGTAGTCTGAGCCTCGTATGTAGGAAATTTTTCAAATTTTTCAGGAAGTCCCAACTAAAATAACCGTAGATGTGGTGGAGTTATTGAGAATGGTTATCATCGGACTCATGTGGGAGGTAGATATATTTATTATTGGGCGAAACTCACGCAGAGAATAATAATATTTATTATGGGAGTAGTTACCCACTCTCAGTTCTAAAACGAAGTGACTACCCCCCGATACTAAAGACTAGTGATTAAAAATTAGTGACCAGTAACTAGTGACCACTATTGTCGGTCTAACTTAGGGGAGCGCTTGTATAATGGTAGGAGGTGGTGAGTGATATTAACCAAACAACAATCAAGGAGCCTATCATGGCCGAAGTAATCTTAGTAGTAGCAGTAAACAAAGCAGGTGTTAAATCAGAGCCTATGAAAATGTATAAGACTGCAGACCTTAAACTGCCTAAACAGTTTGTGTTAAAGGTGTTGCCTGCTGGTACAAAAGAAGATGGTTTTGAGCAGACTAAGCTTAGCAACTTTAAGCTTAAATTAGTTGGTACTCACGGTGCTGATTATCTTGATGAAAAGCTTACTGGTTTCCGTCGTAAGCAAGATGATGATGTGTTTGTAGTGTGTGAGCAGTACAGTGAACATGTAGCATCACTTAAAGATTTAAAGGATTCTGAAGAATTCTAGTAAATGATGGTCAGCTTAATAGGTAGTGCAAGTACCTATTGTGATGATCATCAATGTAAACAACTTAATTAATTAACTCAATAAGAGAGGGTAAACCCATGGCTAAAGCAGCAGAAGCAAAAGAAATTTCTCCATCAGAACAAGCAATGTTAGATATGATGAGAGGTGGTGATAAAAAGAAATCAGGCTTAGGTGGTATGTGGAGTAATGTAACAGAATCAGTTGGTGAAACTTTTGGTGGTGTTACAGTTTTAGCAAGAGCAGGTAGAATATTGGCAGAACAAGCCGAGTCACATGCACTAATTGGCAAAGCAGAATCAAATAAAGAGTTGTTAGAGACTTATGGTTTTGGTGAGCTAACTGGTTTGGAAGCAGTGGCAATGGCTGCACAGCTTAAGAAAATGTTACGTAACGCTTAATAAATACTGTCCGAAATGACGTTAAACTATTTGGAGAATACAATGCTTAAATTAAAATTATCACTACTATCAGCCATATCTACCTTACTAAAGGCTATCAGTATACGTATTGAAGGACATTCTGTAAAAGTAGAGAAAGCAGCTGCTGACTTAATGATTAAAAAATCTGCTGAACTATTAGAAAAGCTACATAAAGCTGAAGTTAAGCTGTAAAGGAGAATACTATGAATATTGAAGATTATATCGAAAAACCTCAAACAATGGTTAAGTATGATGATAAAAATGCTAACCACAGAGAGTACATGCACCAAGCACTTGAAGCATATAACTATGATGCTGCTGAGTGTGTTGAATGGTTTGCAAGTATGGGAATTATCGTAAACCCTTCACAGTGCTAATTTAACAGTAATACAATTAATCAAGAGTGGCTTCGGCTGCTCTTTTTTTTTCTTCCCTCTAGCAAGTTCAAAAAATAATGACAATCACACTTAAGACATAACACCTGACATGACACCTAAGACATTACACACCGCTTGGGATAGTCTTTATTCTACTTTCTAAGGGAGCGCTTTTTGTTCTTTCGGAGGTTGCTGATGATATTTTAATAAGCAAGAGGATAGAGTATGGAATTGTTATGGGTAATTATCGGTATTGGACTAGTGTGGAAATTTTCAAGTGTTATGACTGCAGTAGCAATGGCAGGCAGAGTAAAAGCTGAGGTAATGTGTGAAGAAGTCATTATCGAAGCATCAGTGGAACGTACTGAAATGGTGACTGAGTTTATAGAGTCTACTAAAGATAAAGAAATCTATAGTCATGACCAAGTACTGAAAATGATGAAGATGAAAAAGTAAATTTATGTGTGGGTGGTACTAAAATAGATGTGTGAGATACACTAAATAGTGGTCAGGATGCATCACTTTTAGTTTATTACTTAATTAATACTACTATTTTCTTAGCATCACCCTCAAATTAGGCATTTCGTAAATACATACACAAACGTACACTTAAGGATTAACCATGATAAACGTCAAATGGGTAAAAGTAGAAAGCACTCCAAAAGTAAAAGTAGTAACCAAAAAGTTTGGTCGTAACAAAGTCGAAAACTTAAATAAGGCAAAAATCTTATGAACACTCGTAAAATGACACCACTCGAATACTTAGAAATAATGGCATTCGAACTAGACTAAAAAGTAGTTGTTATTAATTAACCTGTGCAAGAGGTTACTATAATAGCCTAACTAGCTTATGTGAGTACTTAGCAGGACGCTATCGATGCTCACAACCCTATCATATCAAATTATAATTAAAACTCATTAGAGAGGCTTACAATGGATCAATTAACACTAATACAAAGAATAGCTAAACTAGATCAAATGCAAAATGCTGTACTAGACGAGTTCTACACAGATAATCCTGAAAATGATGTCCTATCAGAAGAACGTAAAGAAAAACTTAATAAGCTGGAAGCTGAAATATCTAAGTTTTCAAATACTCCACTAACATTCTGTAATTAAGGTAAACAAACATGTCTATATCAGTATTAACAGTTAACGGTAAAGTAGTATCAATATCAGAAATGGTAGCAATACTACAAAAAGAAGAACAAATGAAAGCTGAGCCTAAACAGTCTGCAAAGGTTACAGAAATCTTTAAGCAGTTAGGTTTAACAATGGAAGCTCTAAATAAAGAGTTAACCAAATGCAATCCAAGTGATGAAAGACTTGAGTATTACTACAATAAAATAAACATACTTGAAAGTCACCTATAACAGTAACAGCTTAGTCTAGCGGCTAGGCTGCTTACAAACGTTTTAAGAAAGAATCCTAAAGGGTAGAAACCTATGTCGAAAATATTGAAGGTAAAAGCAGACTTCGTTACTAGTGTTGAAGTAAATAAAGTAAAAGTTTTAGCAGTATTTAACGTTGAAAGTCATAACGCCAATGAACTAGAAAAAGGCGAGGTACTTCACAAAGTAGAGATAGAGGATGAAACAGATAACTGGGTATATAATAATGCATGTGTGTTTATAGGTGTTGAACAAAGTGATAGATCTCCTAAGCATATGAAGATAGAGCTTATAACTTAAATAGGTAGGATAGAACTATGCAAGATACGTGGATAGCAGTAATAATTGGTTGGATTGCAACAGGAATCTATATTTATAACGTATTTAAATCTTACGACAAAGAAGATAAAGACAAGAAATAAGCTATGTTTAAAATATCAAGTGATACAGTAATAGCTACTGGAGTACTCGCAGTAATAGGTGTATCAGTAGCCATATTTGGTAAAGCCGGTTTAATGGTATTATTGGTACCTTTTATGGTGATGTCTTATGCCAATGCTGAACCAAATAGAATTCAACAAAAAATTAATAACAGACACTCCTCAAAGGATAGAAAATGAGCAACATTTTAGATAAGTTCTTAGAAGAAAATGACCGTGAAGAAGGTCGTAGTCCTAAAAGTAAACAGAACAATGAACATAAACGTAAGATCAACAAAAACAGTAGGACTAGACCTAAAAGATCTGGCAAACCAGCTGTTTGGGATACTTAAGTAAATTGCTAATGACTATTCATATGAGTAGGCATTGTCGATGTAACTTGGAGATAGTTTATGGCTAAGAAAAGAGTACGAATTGAGTATATAGATGGGGATTTCTGTTGTGGTTCTTACGCAGTTGTTCATTACTATTGGGGATGGTTTCCGATAAAAGTTAGAGAGGGTAATGATAGAGCTGATTGTTACAGAATAATGACTGCCTACAACAGATTACTTAGAATAAGAGCTATACGCAAACTGAAAATAACCAGAAGGTCTGGAGATAAGTACCATGGGTATGAGAGAAAAATTTAACCTGCCAAAATCAAAAAAGGAAGCTGAAAAGCGTAATACTATGTGGTACTACACAGGTAAGGTCTGTAAGAATGGTCACACATCAGTGCGCTATGTGGTAGGCGGTAAATGTAAAGCTTGTACCAAAGAACAGAAGGTAAGAGCTGAGTTTGGTAATGTTGTTAAGGATACTCGCCAACGTATTGAAAGCCTTAAAGAAAAACCTGACTTTGAAGAAAGCTGGTAGTGATTAATCTACTGGGATATTCAGTTGGCCTTGAGGTTGTAGTACTTATTGGGGTAGCAACACTTAGAGTTGTGTACCTGATAGGTCTTTTAATTTATGTAAAATGTAAAACCAGTATAGCTTAGGTGTTCTAAGTTATTAATTCAACTTTAAATAAGAGAAAAAATTATGAAATTATGTTTAGTAGCAGCAGTAGCGTTAGTTGGTTGTTCTTCAGAAGATGATAACGAAGATGATAAGTAAATAAATCATTGTAATACCGGCTGTTAAGTACTAACTGAAGCAGCCTTTTAAACTACTGAAGAGGAAAAATCGTGGATAAAGCACAACTTGTAAAGAACTACAAAAAAGCATATTCAAGTGTACATGGTACTAAATGTAAAGATTTAGAGCTTCAAGACTGGTCAAACGAAGAGCTAGAAAAAGGTATTAAAACACTAGGCTTTATAGCTGGTAAGAAGTAGTTATGAAAAAACATAAAATAATAGTAAAAATAGGTAAGCCTGCTAAAAATAAAGCAGCAACACATACATTTAAGAAGTTGTATGGCCAAAAAGAGCCTATAAAGCCTAAGTGTAGGGTATGTAACAATGGTGTACTTGAACGCCGTCAATGGAACATGCTTAATTGTACAAAATGTCATCACTCAGAGCTTCAATAAGGGGAAGTAATGTTAGATATTCACGGAAACGAAGTAACTAAAGGTGCAGTTATTTACATAATGGATGCCGCAATAGCCGGTTCCAAAAGTAAACGTTTACTGTATGGAGAGGTTACTGAAGTAAGTAATGGTAAGTGTAAAGTACTTGTTTATGAAAACCAAAGAACATACAGTAAAACATCTGCAACTGTACTACTACCTAAAGAGTAGCTTTAAGTACATCTCAACACCCCAAAACAGTAAAATCTCACGTACACCAGAGTACACCTAAAACACAATCTCGAACACACAACTTAATTTAAACTAAAAGGTAAAATTATGACTACTACTACAAAGAAAACAGCAAAGAAATCAACAACTAAAGCAAACACAGTTAAAATGTCAGCAGCAACTAAAGCACTAATGGCTAAAGTTGAAAAAGCTCAGAAAGATAACGCAGCAAAGTTAGCTGAAAAGGTTATGGTGGCCAGTCTTAATGCAACATTGGCACTTGAAAGCAGTGAAGTGTTATTTGAATCAAAAGTTAAGTTGGCAGTAAGCAGTCAGAACACTGACAAGCTTCAAAGCTTAATAGACATATGTTCAGGTATTATCGATGAAACTCCTGTACAGAACTCAAAAACTCGTACTCTTCGTGAGTGGGCAGGCAGTAAACGTTTCGCATTCGGTAACCAAATCAACCTTATGTACCAACTAGCTACAGGTATTATGTACAGCGCTAATGAGCACAAGCAATTGTTGTTAGCGCACACACAGTTGGACATGGAGCTGATAGAACAGCTTGTAGAAGCGTTTGGTTCACCTGCATACTACTCACGTAACCATAATGCTTTAGTTGATGCTAAGCCCTACAACATTGAAGCAGTTGATTCAGCAGTAGCTGTGATGCAGTCTTCATTAGGTGTAGTGGTTGACGTTACTAAACTGACAACAGCTAACTTCTCATTAGAGTTCGGTAAAGGTGAAATAAAAGCTCTTGAAGATCAGGCTAAAGCCAGTAAAGCTATTGCCGAAATGGATACAGAGCTGTAATAACAAGCGGTAATTGGATGGTGGTCAGTACTCAATGTACTGGCCTTTCACTTTTAAAGGTTGGAGAAAATTGTGGATTTTTACACAAAAATGTTCTTAATAAATATTATCTGTTTTCTAACGTTACTGGTAACAGTAAGTATTATTTGGACAGAAGAAGAGATACGTAAGATTGAGTGGTTGGCAGTATTAATTGGGTTATGGTTTTTGGTGATGGTGGCTTCAATACCTTCATATTTAATATACATAGTAGTTAATTGGTAGCAAGGAAAACTTATGAAGTTGATGACCAAAAAAGAACGCGATGAAAAGTGTACTTGTGATTATGAAGATGAAAACTTCACTGATTGTGACATTTGCTTGATGTATATAGACCAATACGCAGAGGAGCATGAAGAAAGAAAGAATAAGAGGATGTTCGAGGCTCAAGAATGGTAGTCACCTAAACACTAAGTGACTACATAAAGAAGTTAAGCCTTAGTCCAACCTTTATGTTGTTTAGCTTTACCTCGTGATACGGCAGACATACAGCCTTGAGTTAGGCCGTTGAGCTTACAAAACTTAGACAAGTTACTAAAAGAATGTGAACAGCCTAAAGGGTCTTTAAAAGTATATTGCTTTATATGAGGATCTGCGCGGTTAACTGCCTCTGCAACAAACACACAAAACTCAGGAGAATAAACTTTGTTACCTTTAACCTTAATGTCTTTATCCAAGTCGAAACTCTCTTCGTAGTTAGCTTCAAACCAATCAGCAAATGTTTGGAAGTTGAGCCACTCAGGAGAGACAGTACAACATTTATAAGTAGGGTACTTGATGTGGTAGGTATCACAATAACATCTTGTAAGCATATTAAACCATGCAGTATAAGCTTTAGTACATTTACCAAGTACTTTAGTTTTATGTAACCCTATACCAACATAACCTACACCAACGATGGTAGGAGACATCCTGTCTTTTACGTCACCTTTACGAAGGTCGGATGACTGTACTGAAGATGTGGAACCTGTTTCAGTAAACATAATATTTACTGAAAGTGAGTCTATGTATTCAACTACTTTAAAACTGCCATAATTTTTAGATTTATATAACTGTAAGGGGTTTTCTAAGAATATAGATTTATTAAATAAGTTCATAATTACTCTCTAAGTAATGCTCTAAAGGAAGTTGTGACAACTTAGTAGAGTTCTAAGATTTCAGCCGCTAAACCTAGTCACTAGGAAATAGTAGCAGAATATGCAAAAAATGTACACCAACGCTTAATATAAATAAAGGTATGGATATGACTATGTGCAATGATAAGTATAGAGAAAACTTACTAAGTGGGGAACTCGGTTTTCCCGGAACTAAAATATTTGAGAAATATCCGGATAAAGAGAAGGCAATACGTAGATTTTTTAAGGTTTTATTCCTTAATTATTTAAACGAAAACGCTACCAATGCTTTGAAGTGGTATGAAGAGCTTGGTGCCAAAGTGTATAACGATGTTATTAGAAGACTTAGCCATAATGGTTGGGTAATAAGTAACAGCCTAACAGGGCGTAAATGGGCTGATGCAGAATTGTGTACTGCCAAACTGTTAGAGTTTGTTACAGAAGAAGAGCTTGAAGAAATTAAAGCTGAATACAAGTACGACAAGTATATATTGAACTGTGAAGCATCTACCAAATCTACGGTGGTACGCCAGAACGGTGAGAGTAAGTATACTGGACTAGAACGTAAAGGGTTCATGGCTGCAGGTAATACTCAATTCGGATTTGATACTGAGATGTTAGCTAAGTATGAAGAAACTGTTGTAAAGAACCTTACAAAGTCCATGGAAAAAGTGCGACATATGCACCCTGAAATGAAAACTACGGACAGTAGCTATGACGAAGTGTCTAAAGGTATTTATGAATGGCATATGCGTAATCCTACTGAAGTGTTCACTACTGGAGATAATATAAATGACAGTCGTGGCAGAGCTATATCATCTTGCTTAAGTAAGGTGTTCAACCCTATAAGTAACAAAGATGCGCGTGCATGTTTGGTTATATCTTATTAAGGAAAAAACTATGAAAGGTATACTATTTCGAACAACACATACTGCACACTTATGTCTAACCCACGCTGACCACATAGATTTGCGTGATACAGATGATGTGGATAAAGAGTTGTCAGACCATGTTGATAAGGTGCTGGCACTATTCAAAAGTGATCAAGTAAGTATCGATGAGGGCTTCTGCTGTAATGCGCTTACGGAGATAGGTATAATAGGAAACAAAGCAAGGTGCGTTCAGGAAGCTGCGGAACTTATAATGAAGTTCGTAGAAGAACATGAAGCATTCCAATCAATTGAAATTAATTAATTATATAGGACACTATTATGCGTTCAGAAGTAAATGCAATTATGCTATTCATAGCTGAGTTAACCGGTAGTTTTGAAGCTGGTACAGGTAATCAAGAAGATAAAATTAAGTGTGGTCAACAAGACTACATTACTAACAACTTATTAGAGTTGGACTTAACTACTGAAGACGACCGTAAAGACTTACATGAAAACATATGGCTTGAGCGTTTGTATAAAGAGCTTGATGAATACTTTGCAATTCCTACTGATAAGTTTGCTAGAAATTTAGCGCTAGACTTGGAAGGATATCGTGAAGAAACATACAAATGGTCTGTTCCGTTAGAGTTGGATGCAAGTTGCAGTTTGATGCAATTTATAGGTGTTCTACTAAATGACAAACGTATGATGGAGATGACTAACGTTATAGGCGATACTTTAGAAGATCCTTGGCATTTGGAGGGATTGTCAAGAAAAATGCTTAAGGAGGCTGCTACACCAGCGCTTTACGGAAGCTCCAAGCTGTGTAGCGATCTGTGGAAAAAGGCAGGTATGAAGTTTACAGACAAAGATGTTGCTACATACAGAAAGGAAATGTCAGAAGGTGCATTTGGCCTAGCAAACATGTTCAAGGACTTTCTAATAAACAACTGCAACCCTTCACCTGAAATGCAGATTAAAATTGGTAATGATAATTTCAGTGTTAATTGTAACCGTTTTAGGAACGTAGGAGAGAAGCTAAAAGCTTATAGCATTTGGGATTCAGTAGATAGACAATACAATATTATACTACATACCGATACCAAGAAAGTTCCTGATTTAGAGCAATTTAGAAGATTTTTTCCTACCCTGCTTATTCACAACTTAGATTCGCAGGTAGCTGATATTATTGTGGGTAAAGTAATGGGTAAATATGGTTGGGGTATTAGTCTGCATGATGCTATAATATGTGGGCCTCAAGCAGCAGCAGACGCAAGAAAGTGGTATGGCGAGCAACTGAAACTTATACATGAAAACAGAAAAGAAATACTTTCTGAGTTCTTTAAATCGATAGGTATCAGCGCACTAGCGGCTAACGAGTGGGAGAATATTAAAAGTAAAGTACACCAATTAGAAAGCGAGCTTATCATAAGTATGCCGTTAAAATAGGATAATAACTATGGGAAGACCATCAGTAACACCTGAAGATATGCAGGTAGGAACAGTACACAAAACTAACGGGTTCGGGGATATGTTCATATCTAGTTACGTAACCGGTAAAGAGGTGGTTGTAAGGTTTCCTGGGTACACTCACGAAGTAGTAGCCCAAGCAGGATCTATACGCAGAGGGCAAGTAAAAAACTTTATGTATCCTGCTTTATGGGGGAAAGGGTTCTTAGGGTTAGGAGATTATAGTAATCTTAAACATAAAAAAGCATACTCTGTATGGAGTGGGGTTGTTGAAAGGTGCTACTCAGAAAAGTTTCATACCAAACAACCCACATACAAAAAATGTACAATAGCGGCTGAGTGGTTAAACTTTCAGGTGTTTGCAAAATGGTTTTATGAGGAAAGTAATTACGAAGATGGATTATACTTAGATAAAGACCTTATAGCCCAAGGGAACAAAGTATACTCTAACAGTACTTGTGTATTCGTATCAAGAGAGGTCAATAGTACACTAACAGACCACGGAGCAGCTAGAGGGCCTTGGAAACTTGGTGTTACTTACCATAAATCCAAGAAAAGGTTTGGTGCTAACTACAGCGTGCTAGGTAAGAGAATTCACATAGGTTACTACAAAAATGAGGAGGATGCCCATGAGGACTACAAAAGAGCTAAGTATACATACTTAAAAGAGTTAGCAGAAAAGCAAACAAATGAAAGTATAAAGCAGGGTTTATTGAATTGGGTAATTCCCGAATACTGACGCAATTGTATGTTCTCCTGCAGCAGCTGCTGATGTAAGAGTATGGTATGGTGAAGAATTAGTTAAAGTACATAATAATCGCGAGTCAGTACTTATAGAGTACTTCAAAAGTATTGGCATAAACGGTTTAGCTACTGAATCTTGGGAAAAGGTAAAAGCTATGGTAGTACCCTTCGAAGGCAATCTTGAAGAAGAATTGAGTATGCCTTTAAAATAACTAGGCTTTAAAATAACAAACAAACGGAGACTTTATGTGATAGTTAGCATTTAAAGTCTCTATTAATTAGCAAGCAAACTTAAATAGAAAAAGGAAAGATAAAATGGCTGTTGCAAAAATGGTTAAAAAGCTAAAGGATAAAGGGATAGTTCCAATTAGCGCAAAGTATGAGAGAGGCTGCCCTGTACCAGAGGGTTACGCTAACGGTTATATATTTACATTCAGTGAGGCTCTAGAAGATAGAGTATGGGAAGCAGATAAAAACGTAAGTTTTGAAACAACTATGGAGTTAGATAATTCTAAGGACGTTTTTGAATGGATAGAAAGCCTGCCAGATATTACACCAAAATAGGAGCAAGAACAGTGAATTCAAATGAAGCGTTTATTTTAATAGGTATATTCGGTCTTGGTTTTTTCTTAGGTAATGGAGTTTTAGATAAAAAACCAACGCCTTTAGTTATTGACCATATAGTCATACAAAAACCAATTAATACAGATGATTTTTTAACGGTTGACGATTTAAAAAATATTTATGCTTGCGTAGATACGAAAATAATCAATCAAAATAACAAAGTTAAGTTCCCATGCGTTTCAGTACGTGGTGATTCTTTTTAAGTAGAGGTGAGTATGGGTAATCAAGTACCTGATTGGGCTGTCGATGTTAGATACAGACATAAAAGTTTTGTATTTACGGACGGTAAAAGAAAAACTCAGTTTTTAGACGGCGGTAGATGTGACTCTACAAAAGTTAAAAACTGGGTTGTAGTTCATAAAATCATTAAAAGTAGGCATAGCCGTCTACTCCACACAATTAAACCTAACCCTATGGGCAACAACCAAATTAAAAAACGTGCAGCTGAAGAGCACAACAAAAAGCGTAGAGAAGAGCACGTAGAACGAGTTCGAATTGCTCAAGATAAAATTGATAATCCTGAAAAATACAACCGTAATGGGAGAGGAAGTCGTAAAGGTGTATCAAAAGCTCAAGCAGTCATAACTGCTGCGCTAGCTCTTAGTGCTGATGGTTTTGACTCAAGACACAGAAAGTCTGCCGCAAGTCCTACTTTTGCTGTGCCTTATGGCAAACAAAAACAAACAGAGCCTAAACTAATCAAAAATTGGGAAGAGCTGTCTAAAGTAGTAACCTGTTCGAAGGGCTACTACTTGGATATTGTGCCTGAAGACGGTAATGGTTGGATTCGTGATTCAAAAGGTAATCATGTGGAGTATATGACTACTCATACGTTTTATAGCAAAAATTATAAGTTCAGCACCAAACTACTTCAGGAACATGGGTTTAATGTTGTACTGGAAAACTGGGACAAGTAGTTATGATTCCGTTCAGTAACATCTAAATTTAAAATAAATTAAGGAAAAATTATGAAAAACTTATGTATCTACCATCGGTCTTGTGCTGATGGTTTCGGTGCAGCATTAGCTGTAAAACTTCACTTTGAACAACTTGGTGAAGAGTGTGAATATTTGCCTGCACATTATGGAGAAGAGGCCCCAGATGTAACAGGCAAGTGTGTAGTTATAGTTGACTTCTCTTACCCAAGAAAAACACTTATTACTATGCAAAAACAAGCAAAAGACATTATTGTACTAGACCACCATAAGACTGCAGAAGCTGAACTTAAAGGCTTAGAATTCTGCATATTTGACATGGAACGTTCAGGTGCAATGATGGCTTGGGAACATTTCCATGCTCCTAAGAACATACCTATTCTCATTGATTATGTTCAAGACCGTGATTTATGGCAATGGAAACTACCTCATAGCAAGGAAATTTCGTCAGGTTTACAACTACTACCTATGGAGTTTGCTGCTTGGGAAGAGTACTTTGACACTGCAAAACTACCGGAGCTTATAGCTAAAGGTGAAACTATACTGGCTTACCAGAACCAGCATGTTGAAGCAGTTGTTAAAAGAGAAGCTAGAATAATCACACTAGCTGGGTTTGCTGTTCCTATAGTAAACACAACTACACTGGTTAGTGAGGTATGTGGCAGGTTGGCGGAAGACTACCCGTTTGCTGTAACCTACTTCGATACCGATAAAGATCGTGTGTATTCACTAAGAAGCCGTGGTCGTGGTGGTGAAGATGTATCTAAAATTGCTAAACTATTTGGTGGTGGTGGTCACCCTAAAGCGTCAGGGTTCTCAATACCTCTTAATGATAAACAACTCTAAACAATAAGGATTAATTATGCATACAGATGGCAATAGAAAACCTGTTGTGCCTATGACACATGCACAAATTCGTAAAGCGTTTAAAAAGCTCGATAATGCGAATATTATTAAACAAATAGATGGTAGAGGTTCAAGTATCAGAGCCAAGAAAGGCAACGTATCTTGTGGCTCATCTTTTAACGAACTAATGAAGGAGTTTAAATAATGGCTAATCGTAATAGCTAAGAATCCAGTATTTGTAGTATAATAGTGTTGTACCTAGGCTTAGCGGCTGAAAACCCTCACCTCAGAGAGGGCTTTGCACAAACTTTTTCTGAGTCACTACATGAGGGTAGTAATATGAATAACTCCGCAAAACCTACGGTATTTGGTGTTGGTATTAATGACGTTAAAGGTGCTTGTAGTACTAAATCTTATAGAACTTGGGTAGGTATAATTAGACGATGTTACTGTCCAAAATTTCAAATTAAAAACCCAGCCTACGCTAACTGCAAGGTAGATAAAAATTGGCATACATTCTCTAATTTTAAGAAATGGTATGACGTAAACTATCGTGAAGGTTTTCAGATTGATAAAGATGTTTTTGGTAATAGAGTATACTCAGAATCAGCCTGTGTATTTGTACCTCAATCTGTTAATTTGTTGTTCACTGACGGAGCAGCAGCACGAGGAAAATGGCCTAAAGGAGTAAGTTTTCTTAAGGTGCCATGCAAATACGGTGCTCACATATCCAAAAAAGGCAAAAACACACACATTGGATATTTCGACACACCAGAAGAAGCACGACAAGCTTATTTACCAATCAGAAATGAATACTTAAAAACTACATTACTAGAGCATGTAGGTATGGGGAACATAACTAAAGACTACGCTGATAAGGCTTTTATAAAGTATAAAGAAAAATAAATAGAAATAAAGGTCAACTTAGCTAACGCTAGGTTGGCCTTTATTTTTTTGTAGCAAACGCTAGACAAGTCAAACGGCTTAAGAGCAAATAAAAAACATATATTATTATGGGATGTTAGAAATATTTAAAAATTCTTTTTTAAGGGATTTTTAGATATTTATTTTTTCTTCTTATTTTTAGTTAAGGAAAGATAGAATATATTTTTTGGAGTTTATATGAAAACGATAATCTACGGTGGTGGGACGATATCCCATGTAAGAAGTCATTTAGCTTTATGTGCTCCTGCTTTTGGAACAACAGCCCGTTACTTAAAACAACAACTACCTTTTTCTGATTTACGTCTTACAAGAATGGCTAGTGAGTCAAGCAAACTAATAACTAATGCAGACATTCATAATGATATTGAAAGCATTATTAAAGATTCTTTTGTGAAATTTGTAGTAATGAATGCCGCTTTATGTGATTTTGCAGGAAATGTTGAAGGAGCTAATTCAGGACCGCATGCTAAAAGACTTGAAACTTCTGATGGTAGTGCGTTAATGGAGTTGTACCCAACATCTAAGCTAATACAGCACCTAAAAGCTAAACGACCTGACATCTTCATTGTTGGGTTTAAAACAACTACTGAAGCTTCCTTAGAAACTATGGTTGAAAAGTCCCGTAAAATGGACGTAGATTTGGTAATGGCTAATGATACAGTCACCAGAAAAAACATCCTTTACCACAACCTATTTCAGTCAACCATCGAAGGGGAAAGAAAGAATTTACTGGATGCAATAGCCGGGATAGTAAGGGCTAGACAGGGTGATATTTTATACGAAGACGATAAAAAAGTAATAATTCAGCTTCCCTGTTTTAAAAAATTGTCTTTAATAGAAGCAGAAAAGTTAGCAGTAACACAATATGAAAAAGAAACAGGGAGAATACTTGTCCCTTCCTCTAAACAGTGGTCATCTAAACAAGACGGGGCAATAATATTAACAAGATAGGTTAGAAAGTCCCCCATTTACGAATCACTAGGGCGGGAGTATGCAGCGTAATATTAAAATACCGGAAATAATTATGACAGTATCTGATAACGAACATGAAATAATTCGTAACCCAAAAGTATATGTAGTCGGTTATACAGAAGAACAGTTGGTAGAAATTAAAAAAGTACTAAAAGAAAAACGTATCGATTTAGTCACTTGCCAACAAGATGCAGATGCTTCAGTCACTCCTGACTGGATTATTGGACCTAAACCAGAAATGGTAGCTCCTGATATGGATTTTGCTTCTATTGAAAAAAGAGTTGTATTAGTGAATGAAGCACACCTTTTCTGTGGTCATCCACTAGCTAATATTGGTTCTGCAATTCCAGAGGTCCAAGACTGTAAAGACACTAGTTTTGATTAGGGTAAACAGCACTGGCGCGGCGGTAAGCGTGGGCGTAAAGGTAAAATTAAATACGAAAGAAGGTAGTTATGAATAAGGCATTCAGAACAAGGCAACCAAAGAACTTTAGTTTACCTGGAAGAGTTTACGGTGTACTAAAAAGAAGAAAAGGTGGTGTAATACTTAGTGTTGTTCGAGTGGATTTATTTGAATGCAATGACTGCGAAGACAACCCTACACACTGCTACTGTTTAGCAGCATAAAATAATTAGGAAAAAAGAAATGAACAAAACAATTAAAACAAAAGTATCTACTGTTACCTGTATTCAGGCAAGTCGTTGTATTGATACCGGTAAAAAAATTTTTACACTTGAATGTGAGTATCCTCGTGCTGTTCATGCACAACTACTAACTCATGGTGTCTTTAGTAAAAATTCAAGCTCTACTCGTGCAGTTCCACTTGAATCCGCTATTAAACAAATTTTGGAAAACCCTGCCAAAGTTATTTGGACAACTAACCAATCTGGTATGCAAGGTGAAGTTGTTACTGATCTTCAACAGTTGGAAGGTGCAAACCGTTTAATGGCTATTGCCAAAAACAACATGATTCAAATAGCTCGTAGCCTTTCAAAACATACACAAACAGAACGCTGGTCGACTACTAGAACCATTCCAAAATATTAAAATTGTGCTTACAGCTACTGAATGGGAAAACTGGGACTGGTTGCGTATACACGAAGATGCACAAGGTGAAATTGCCGATTTAGCCACTGCTATGAAAGAAGCTCGTGATACTGCTGAAATTATGGACCTACAGCCAGGTGAGTGGCACGTTCCTTATGTTGAACGTATTTACAATGAATCAGCAGACACTCTTGAATACGGATTAAACGATCCTGAAGAAGGTTTTATATCACTTACTGTTGAAGAAGCTAAAGCTGTCTCTATGTCTGTTTGTGCTCAAGTATCTTACCGTAAAGCTGATACTTCTCTTGAAAAAGCAAACAAAATGAAAGGCATGTTAGTTAATGGCCATAAAGTCCATGCTTCTCCGTTTGAACACCAAGCTACTCCTATTCCTGCCTTTGAATGGAATGCTACAAGTGAATGGCCTGAAGGTGTAACGCACATGCGTAAAGACTACTCCTTTGGCTCAGGTAACTTTGTAAATTGGATTCAACATCGTCAACTCATTAAAAACCATGATGGTGCCAACTTAACTTAATCTTATAAATAGGTGGTTCATTCATATGTAGGACCACCTTTAACTAGTGTGGAGGACATATGGATGAAAATACAATAGGTGTAGGGGATACTGTAAGAGTAATTAACAACGGTAATATGTATACAACCTCTGAAAAATGGGCTGTAAGTATTAATTTGGAAAACTATACTTCATATAAAAATGTTGATAACGGTACAGTAGCAGTAGTTACCTGGACAGGTAAAGTACCCGGTCAAAAAGTAAATGCGGTTTCATTAAGTTATGAAGGAAAAGACTACCTAATAGGTGTGAAGGGTATTGAACTAGTAAAAAAAGTTGTTGAAGAGCTTCCTGTTATTGATGAAGGCGATGACTTAATCGGTAAGCATATACTATCTTCTAAAAAACTCACTTTTAAAATTGGGGGTTATAACTCTATTAGAGATACTTTGTTTATGCAGTGTGTAGACAAAAGTGGTATATCTGCAAAAAATGTCACACCAAAAAAAGTTAGAGAAAACCTAAGAGATAAAGTCTGGAAATTTGTTGACAACGCTGACGATATGATAGGAAAGGTTTTTGTAACCGCCAGCAGTAATAGAATTAAACGTACTATTGAATCAGTAGATGGTGGTGTTTATAAGATGGTTCCTTTGGAAGAGGTGAACAACACCATATACCGTAAAAAAGATCAGATAATGAACACTGAAAGGTTTATAGAAGTGGTAGAAACTCCAAGTACTCAGGAATTCAAAATTGGAGACAAAGTTGAAATTACTGATAAGGGTAAGCAATTTCCTGGTTTGTCTAATTGGGCAAAAGACCAAGGAATAGAAAATTTTGTTTTTAACCGTGTTGCAGAAAATGGTACGACAGGTGTAATAACTCATATGGCACAGCAGTACGGTAGCAGTAGCTCAATGGTATGTGGTGTTTTGATAAAAGACAACACCATTGTAATAAAACCTGAAGGTTTAAGTATCGACAAAAGTACGGCAAAAGTAGAAGTAGGTGTAGATAGTCTACTTCAACAATGGGCAAAAGCTTTTGACTCCGTTAGCCAACTTAAAAGAGAATTTTTTGAATTATGGGAAGGTAGAAGTGTAATACTTTCTTCAGGGATTTATGAGGTAGTAAAAAAATCTGAAAACATAACTAGGTGTGCAAGGTTGTACAGGAAAATAAAACGAACTAGTGATACACCTCTAGCCAGTATGAATGCCCAATTAATACTTCACTATGAAAAAACACTTCTAGAAAATGGTCTAAATATGACTATAGGTCATGGTAAGACTGAACCTTTAGTGAGTGTTGTCTCAAATTACAGAAAAAAACTGGAGAAAGTTATGTCTAGTCCTGAACCAGAAAACTACAAAGGTAGAAGTGTATCTACTGGAAAATACTTTGCAACTGTAATTAAACAGGAGTCTGAAACTATTCACGTAGAGTGGGATAATGGCGTAGGCTGTAAAGTGTGGAAGATTAAAGAGTTTGAAGGTAGATTTTCTTCCGGTGAGTGGAGTTGGGTGGATATACCTGTGAAAGAAAACAAATTTGTTAGACAACCTTGGGTAAACAGTAAAGAAGTTAGGGACCACATTACATCTCTAGGGTATAGCCCCTCTTACTGCAGTAAAATGGAAAACTATATTTGGACTTATGAAAATGGTAAGTTTATTACAACCAATACTGTACCTAATGAAAAACACACCGTTAAAGTTTTGGTTAACGGAGTAGAAAGTGCCAGAGAAACACTTGATGCCAATATTCCTAATACGTCACCACCTCATACTGAACAAACAACTACATCAAAACTTACCAGAGAACAGTTACTGGGTATTATTGTAAAAGATGTTAAAGGTTATGTTCGCAAGTTCCAGCCAGGGTACAACGAAAAAGTACTTAGAGCTGTTGAGTTATCGAACCCTACAAATGTACTTGTACTTAGTATGGGTATCATAAACCATCTCATTGCTGAAGGAGATTGGGTAATACTAGAAGGCTCCAAACCTGTAGAAAGTGATCAAGAATTACCCACTAAGGTACATGACGGTTTAATGTTTGAAACTCAAGTGCGTACTACTTACATAATCAGAATCTTAGACGATACTTTTTGCACCGTAAATGATATTGCAGGCGGTAAAACAGGTACCTGGAAAATTGAAAATGCTCAAGAAATGTTTGATAAAGGAAGTTGGAAGGAAGTAAAAGCAACTATAACGGGAGATGTACTCCTTAACGGTGTTACGACAGTTGAGTTCAAAACAAACCATTTTAAACAGATAACCAGAATAAGTGAAAACGAACAGTGGCAACATTATGAAGCCACAAGAAATGACTACACAACAAAACCAGAAGAGGAAAGTAAAATGCAAAACGAAATTAATTTATCAGTTCTAGTAAGTAAAACAGCAGCATTCACAACAGTACCGGCTTTTAATGTAATTTATGGCCAAAAAGTTAGTAATATGAGCGAAGCTGATTTATTTGGCGCTTTAAAATCTATTGAAGACGAATCAACAGTTCTTAAAGAACTTGGCACAGGTAAGTCAAGTAAACGCGTTACGAATCAAATTGCCAAGCTTAAAGAAGCTAAGGAGCAGGTTATCTTAGCTATTGATGCTTTACCTGTTGACGGTGAAGATGAGTAAAAGATATTGGTATTATCTTCAAAAAGATAAAAACAAAACTTCAAGTAAGTAAATAATATTAAGCATGTGCAAGATGCTTACACGTATTTATTTTGACAATACAACTATAATAGGAATGTGTAATGGGATTTTTAACAATTAAAGAAGCCGTAAATAACCAGTTTCAGAAAATACTTGCAACCGGTAAAGTGTTTACTGTAGATGTAAGTAAAGATGTGATGAAAGCACACTACCAGAAAAGCTTTCCTGCTGGTACTAATCCAATTTTCCGTGAACGTGCTGAAAATGATTGTAACTGTTGTAACACCTACATTGGCATTGCCGGTAACGCTGTTGCATTCATTGATGGGCGTTTAGAGTCAATTTGGGATATAGATATTAGTGATAATACTTTCCAAACAGTTGCCGATGCAATGAGAGATTTAGTACTTTTAGCTCCTGTAAACGGTATCTTCATGCATTTTGAAAAAAATGTGGGTATTGATAAAAATCTTGATAACTACTCTGATGTAGTTTGGAACCATTACCATTCAACACTGCCTCTAGCTTTTGTTAAACCTATTGCTGATCATGCTTCTTTAAAAGGTGCTGCTCGTACTAACTACGAAGTATTTAATCGTAGTGTTACTGAGATTAGTGATTACGCTATTGAAACAGTACTTGAGCTTATTGACTCAAAATCTTTATATAAAGGTAATGAGTATGAAGCACGAGTTGGTTTATTGAGAAACATAAAAGCTCTTCGTGAAGAATCTGTAAATAAAGAAATGTTTGACTGGGAAAAATCAGTAGATCTTGGTGTTGCTTCAGGATTCCGAAGTGGGCCTATCGGTTCCCTTCTGGTAGATTTAAGTGGTGGTATGGACCTTGAACATGCAGTTAACAAGTACCATGAAATGACTGCCCCTGAAAATTACAAGCACTCTAAAAAACCAACAACCAAAAAAATGACTGAACGTGCAGTAAAACGTGTTGTTGAGCTAGGTCGTGAAGATAGCTTAGAACGTCGTCATGCAGTAACAGATGACATTACTATCAATGATGTGTTATTTGCTGACCGTAGTGTTACAGCTACTTTAGGCGGTGTATTGGGTAAGCTTAAACCAACTGCTGCACATAAAGAAGTTAAAACTGATGATGCATCAGATATTACTATCGAAGAATTCTTATCTACGGTGGTACCTAAAGCGACTTCTATGGAAGTTCTTGTGGAAGGTAAGCATCAGGCTAACTTTATGTCTTTAGTTACTCCATTGAACACTGGTTGCTTGCCAATCACACAATGGAACAATAACTTTAGTTGGTCTTACAACGGTGAACTTGCTGATAGTTCTATGCGTAAAGAAGTTAAAGCAAAAGGTGGTAACACTGATGGTGTATTTGGTTTCTCTATTATGTGGAACACACCTGATCGTCCTTACAACCACGATTTAGACGCACATATTTATAGCCGAGGTGAACACATCTACTACCCAAGTAGAGGTACTGCACATGCCTCATCTGGAATGCTGGACGTAGATATTCAAACTCCAGGCAACAAGGTTGCTGTTGAGAACATTGTGTATACCGATTTAAATAAAATGCCTGATGGTCCTTATAAACTGTCAGTACACAACTTTTCAAGAAGTACAAACACTAATGGTTTTACTTCTGAAGTTTACTTTGCAGGCCGTAGATTCTTCTTTGATCACACAGGTCGTATGGGTGGTGATCAAGAAGTTCATGTTGCTACTTTCGAAAAGAAAGGTGATACCTTTACTATGTCTTATGGTGCACCTACTTCTGAAGCATCTTCTGAAGTTTACGGTATTAAGTCTAAAGAGTTCCACAAAGTTAATATGCTTATGGCATCTCCCAACTTCTGGGATTGTGTTGAAAAACCTACAGGTAACAAACATTGGTTCTTTATCCTTGATAAATGTTCTAATCCAGAACCAGTACGTGGTATCTTCAATGAGCATTTGCTTAAAGAACTACAACCGGACCGTAAAGTAATGGAAGTTTTAGGTAACGACTTAAAGGCACCTTTCTCTGAAGATCAACTAAGTGGTTTAGGTTTTAGTATCAGCCAAACAAATTCTGTAGTCATTAAAGTTCGTGGTGAAATTAACAGACTATTCAACGTTAAATTTAACAGTTAGGAAAAATTATGAATATCCATGCAAAAGGTAATAAATTAAAACTTTTATTTAAAAGCAATAAAGGTACTGCTTCAATGCAGGACTTATACGACATGTCAGTAAGTAGTTTACGTGATATGGCCAACGAGTTAAATCGTGGCTTAAAAAAATCTGATGATCTATTCGCGGTAAAAACCCAAAAAGATAGTGACAACAGACTTCGCCTAGACATTATTTTAGATGTGCTGGAAAACCGTGAAGTAGAAAACACAGCTAAAATTAGTGCCGAAGAAAACAAACAAAAACTTGAAAAAGTTCGTAAACGTATTCAAGCTAAAAAAGAAGAGGCGGAAGATGAGCTTAGTCTTGAAGAGCTAGAAGCTATTGAAAAAGAACTTACTTCTAAGTAGTAACTGTTTCATGGTAAATCCTTAATTGGACGAGTTGGTGAAAGGCCAACAACTAATTCAAATTAAGAGAACCTTTAGGAAGAAACTTATGAACACTCTGACAAAAGCTAATTTAGCTGAAGACGTTGAAGATGCTTTAGGAATAGATAAATACGATGCTGTATATGCTACAGATATTTTAGTTAAAACAGTTAAAAATGCAATATTCACCAAAAAATTGGTGTATATACCAAAACATATGAAGATTGGATCTTCAGTTAAATCAGAACGTCCAGGCAGAAATCCTAAAACAGGTGAAGCTCATACAATTAAAGCAAGACACTCTGTAAGAGGTGGTACAGGTGCTTTTTCTAGTATGGAAGATAAGCTGACAAAGCTTAGCTTTATAGAAGAGCTGACAGATTTAGGCTACTCAGCCAAGTATGCCACAGAACTCGTAAAAACTTTCTACAAGTTCGTAGGTAAAATTAAAGACGGTGAAAATCGTATTGAAATTCGCGGTCTTGGAGTGTTTAGTTCCACATACTATGAAGAAACTCCTAGACGTAACCCAAAAACAGGTGAAACCCTGATAAAGGAAGCGCACTACAAACCTACGTTTAAATGTTCTGACCCTCTGCGTAAAGCAATGGATAAAGAATACCTTTAAAACCAATCATGTAAGGTGATGACTATGTATGCTGTTCTATATAGTCTTGGTTCAAGTTTATCAGCTGCAATAGCTCGCTGCACTAAAGCCGTCTTTGAAATAGAAGATGATGCAGAAGAGGAAGAATTGTGTGACCACGTTCCTAAAACATAGGATATATTGGTCAATGCCGTTAGGTTTTTAACCCCGCAAGTCTTAGGGACATGTATGGGGTTGCCCAAATAAAATTTTGAATCCAGGACTAAATTCGTTGGAAAACCTACGCGGGAAGCAAAACGGAGTTGTAAGGTTGCAATCCCTTGCAAAGAGTAAAAATAAAAAACACACCTAAAGTCAACTACGAGTAGGCTGTATGTTTTTTATCAATCTTGTGAAATGCCGATTTAATCGATGAGAAGCAAGCGTCAAAATAAGATTGTAGACGTTAAATTCTTCCTGTCCCCCATACAGGTACGCCTTATAAATAATAAGGTTCGTGGAAATGGGGAGCTGTTTGTAAGCCCACTCTATTCAGAAAGGGTCTAAGCAACCTGAGTATCGCGGTCTAGTCTAGCTTAGGCTTATGCAAAGCTTTGAATATTACGGTCAGCTAGCCTACACGTTCAATGGCGTAGAGTGGATTTACAAATAGTCAAAGTACCTAGAACCAACCACATCCGTATTTAACCATTTTTTTAAGCGATTATTGTTATTGGTACGCAACCTTGCGTATTGGGTGTGGTTGGTTCTAGTTATTCTAATAAGCAACCAAACAACGGAGAAAACAAATGAGCAATACTGACGATTTTCAAGCACAATTGGCCAAATCTACCGGTAAAACTGTAGAGACAAGTAAGTCTGCTTTTGTATCTAAACGCAAAGCTAAAAAGAAAGAAGCTGCACCTTCAATTGAAAGTAACCCTTTTGTCAAAATTGTAATGGCTACTTCTGATCCACAAGCGCAAAAAGAAGCTATGGTCAAATTAATGACCTACGTAGATGCAGAAACTACTGAAGCTAACAGTAAAGCCTTATCCGAATACAGTGCCCACATGCAGGCTAAACGCCAAGAGTTCTCAGTAGGTTTGATGAGCGCTACTGATACTAAAACTTTTAGTAATCTTCAAAGTGTCCTTATAGACATCAATAACGGTGTTCTTGATTTTGAAGAGCAAATGGCTCCATTTATGGAAATCATTAAAGCTGTTCGCCTTATTCAAGAAGAAGATGCAACTACTGATATCCTGGCTGAAATGCGTGAAGACGGTAAAACTGATGATATCCTGGAAGAAGCTTTAAAAGACTTAGACGGTCAAATCAACGTTATCCGTGCCAATATAACCAGTAAGCGTTCTGACATTAATGAACAAAAAGAGTTAAAAACTTTCTTTTTACGTAACATTAAGCCTGAAGCTCAAACCAAAATTAACACTTTGCGTTCTGAAATTACAGGTTTCGAAGAAGATTTAAAAGCTCTTAAAGCTGAAAAAGTAGCTCTTAGTGAAGCTAACAAAAAATCCGATTCTAAATTTGCACATCTTGCCGAAGCTAAGAAAGTTATGGCCACTATGCTAAATCTTTCTGGTGATGATCATAAAGAACGTCATGAAGAATTGGTAAGTACAGCAATTAACTTTGTTAAGACTACCAAAGAACGTGTTACAGAAACATTAGGCCACTCTGTTAAAATGGGTGGTCAGATTAAAGATCTGTCTGATTTAGCGTTTACAATGCGTGGTAGCTACTCTGTGCTAGCAGAATCTGCTAAAGAAGCTGAAGTCATTAACTCTAAGGCTCACGAGAAGTTGAAAGTTGAGTTAGAAGCTACTGAAAACCCTCTAGAGAAGATGTCTAAAGAAGCTTCTAGTCGTGATATGGCAAAGCATATTACAGAACTTAATGATGCTGCTAGTGAAACTACTGCTGTCATTACAGACCTTACTGTTTCTTCTCAACGTATTGAAAACATGTCTGCTGCTAACATTGCACAAATTAAGAAAACTGAGCAAATCCAAACTTCTGGTATTGCAGGCGTTGCTGATAACTTATCTTCAGTACTTACTTCTATTAGCCAAACAGCTATTGGCCAAGCCTCTAACGCAGCTCGACAATCATTGCGTCGTATGAATGACAACACTATGTCATTGACTAAAGAAGGCATGCTTAAAGCTGCACAAGCTCAAAAAGATGATAACTCTGAGTTAGCTAAAAGCCTTATCCAAATGGTAGATTTAGGTAAAGTAATCGATATTACTAATGATGCTGCAAGAGTAGCATTAGAAGAAAGTCGTGAGCTAGTTGACGAACTT